AGGAATACGCCTGTGCTGTTTGCATTGTCCACCACACTCCCAAGATGTCAGGCACGCAGCGCACAGTAGTAGACGCAGCAGCAGGGGCAGGGGCTTATACGCGGCGCGCTGATTCGATTATTGCTGTGCGGCAGGAGGATGGTGAGAACTACGTAGATATCCGCTGTAGATCATTCGCCCAAATTGAAAGATTCGTAGTTACCTATGGCGCGAATATGCGACCTCAGGCAGAGCGATGCGATGGGATTACTCAGCCTGTGGAGAAGCAGAAGAAGGTGAAGCGTCTGGGGATACTGATATAGGCCAGAGCTTTTTTGGGCAAGTACTTTTTGCTATACCCGCTTTGACTGCCAAGGCGCTCATGGGATTCTTGCCGCAGCCACAAGCCTTGCAATGGCCTATCTGTTTTGGCTTTGCGACTGATATTTCAAATGCTGGGCACTCTACGCAGATCGCTATACGTGCATCGTATATCTCTTTCGTTGGCGCTGCGTCTTTTACTACTGAAACCATCGCTTCAATAAATGAACGTGCTTTACTGAGTAGCGAAGGCGGCGAATTTTCAGGCATCTGCGCCTGATATTTTTCCATCTGCCTATTTATGACTAGGTGCATATTCCCAGAACGTAACTGTTCAGCTTCCCAAAGTGCTTCTTCTGCTGTTTTTTCATCGCGGTCATTTCTATTTACGCGAGGATTTGATATTGCCTGCTGCGATTCATAGAAGGCTTGCTGCTGGTTAAACGCTTCGCTTTGTAGTGGATCGTTCATACTGGCAAAGTATACGAAGAGGTTAATGTTGGAAAGCCACAATCTTGACGCCCGCATGGTTGCGGACACGCTGTGTCGTTTCCGTAGCCGCGGTCACATGGTAAACCGCAAGTATCATTTCCTTGCTGCGTACCGAAGAATTTACTGGTATTTGTTGAAGCGAAATTATTCGGCGCCATATACATACCGCCCGGAATCGCAAGCGCTTGATTATAAATAGAAGCCGCTGGCATTGCATCGAGTATCCAATCATGTCCTCCAAGAGTCGCGCAAACGTTGCGCGCTTCGCCATTGCGCCATATCGCAGACATGGCATAATCAGGGGTGCCGCTTTCGCAGCTATAAGAAATTGGATTTGAATATGGCGGATTCGGCGGTAGCGGTGGCGGCCCAGACTGGCATACGGCGTATGAAAAAGAGTCGCCATTCGTGCAGCATTCATCGCAAGTCGTTGATCCTTGGCTTGTGTCTACTGGGCATGGATTGCTGCTATATACGGGATTGCAAGTGTTACAAAAGTTTAAGCCAACTTTAGAAAATGTTCTTGCACACCCAGTCGGCGCAAAGTTAAAAAACCCAGAGCAGCAATTTTCAAAAGGCATTAGATTATTTGTGTAGCTGTTTGTGATGAACGGTCAAAGTTTAATACTTGATATTTGTAGTGGTAGCGCTCGCGACCCTCTAAAATCACTGTGCTGCTATTCATAGATTTAATTCGAACTTCGTCTGAATTATCTGGCAGCCATTTCCCATTATCTCCGCTGCATCCGAGCGTATCACTACAAATTGGGATTCGACAATCGGGGCAAAATGCGTTGGGTGGCGAGCTTCCTCGAATACCTTGTAAGCCGTTGCACTCCGAATAGTGATTATCGCCGTAGGTATACCATTCGCCCGTTGCTTGATTTTTTATGTTGTAAGGATCGCCGCGAAGACCTAGCCATAACAGCTTATCTTTGTACGCAGTCGCTGTACCTTGTGCCTGCCAAGCGCCGCTGGAATCTGTTAGCCACCATGCGGCATATTCTTTCTGTGTGCCGAAACAGTGATACATAATCTCATCGCGCTGTAAGACTCCAGAAACAAGTACCCATTTCACATGGAAAGCCAACGTAACCCACGGCGTCTTTTTACCGTTGGCGTCTGTCCTGCCCATAAAATGTAGATCGCTCTGATAGCCAGTACCTGCATAGTTCGTATCAAGCCATGGCGCCTGTGTTACAGCTGCGAAGTCACCACATGGCTGTGGGCAAGGAGTTGTAAACGGAAGCGCTACGCAGTCTTTGTACTTGCAGTAGTGCGCTAGATCCTCCTCTACTTGTAGAAGGTCTTTGCAGCGTCTAAATGCTAACTCTTCATCAAGTGGATCATCTTGTAGCTGCGACTGATCTTCTGGAATGGTGCGTAGTTTGATGCGGTACCAAGGCTTATCTACTGGATTCCATGCAACGATACTTGCAACAGTTAATCTAGCCCTACCAGAGCCGCCCGTAACTTGATATATCTGACCAACAGATATTCCATCTCCTGCGCCGTTTGTCAAAATAGAAACTGCAGTGATGGCACCTGTACCGCTAACTGTAGATATTTGTATGAAGGGTGCGCCGTTTGGATTTGGTGCGCCTGCCCCGCCAGACACATACACAAGCTGAGATATATTTCCAACGGTATAGGAACTACCCGCACTTGTAACTGTAAAAGTTACAGCGCCCGCGCCCATTGGATATGTGCGGGTAATGTTGGCAAAGTTTGTATAGCCATCTGTCAGCGGCAGCAAATTGTTTGATGCCATAGCACAGTACGATTTGTCGAACTTGCAAATATTTTCAGCTGCAATAGCGCAAGTCGTATTTCCAAGGGTAAAACATTCACCATTGTTTTTGAATCGAGCAGGGTAAAGCACGTTTCCCCCGCCGTCAGTACACCATCCACCAATACGCCATATTCCATTATTGTTTGAAACGGTGACTTCTGTACGTCCAGAATGTGCATAGCAGGGGTTTTGGGTGCAGTTACATTCATCGAGATTATCGCCGATAACGTCTACTGATTGAGACTGGTAAACAGTATTTTCATCTGCTTGCGTATTGCATGATGCCTGTCTAGGACTCTCTATAGTGTCATAGATGCACGCAGCATCTTCACTCAGATTCTGCGCTATCCACTGTGCTGAATAACCACTTGAACAAAGTCTAAAATTATCGATGTGCTGGTATCCAAATTTTTGTTTAGGTGCTACCCATAAATCGCATAGATTGTTGTAGCAGCCGTTACAAAGATTTTGCGGCGTAACGTCGCCGTGATCGCATGGCAACGTACCTCCATTGCAGTACGTGCCAATTAAAGTAGGCCCAGAAGGATCACATTCAGCGCGATAATCTGAACAGCACCCGCTACCCTGCACTCCGCAACAGCCGCCGGGCGAAACGCCGCAATTAATTAGCGCGTTGTAATTGTCCCACTGTTGGCGTTTTACAGTTGTCCAGTCGATTTCAATTTGTAGCTGTGCGCCGCATGAATTTCCACCAATAAATGGAGGCATACACATAGCAGATGGACAGCAACAAAATATCTGGTTATTGCTCATTTCTTAGTTACCAAGCCAAACATTGATTTGATCCATGCGCCTAAGCCGCTTTGAAACAGCAGAACAATAATAGCGACTGCGAACAGAAACCCAATTAAATAGGCAAGCGTAGATAGCCATTTGCTTTCAACGTTCTGCACTTCAGGCAGCGCGCGAATAACTGCGTTAATTGCTTCGAGTATTTTACCTTGTTCGTCAATGCCGCTGAGTGATTCGGATTGAATAACTTTTGTATCTGTCGCTGGCTTGCCTGCCTCTTTATAGATTATTTCAAATCGCGCGCGGCTGGAATGCGCTAGGGAAGAAATGTCTGTAGAAGATTCAGCTATTTTACTTTCGCCGCTGGAACATGAAAAGCACAGAATAAATATGAGTAGATATTTCATGGACAATCCCCGCCTATTCCGTTGTTGCGGTCGAATACATAAATGATGTTGCCTGTTGAATCAATGACTTGATGGACAGTCACTACCCCAACAACTGGAACGACAGAGAATCCCGCTGGTATGTCTGCTAGCGCTGTGCCGTCGCCGAGAAAGCCAGTCGAAGAGTGTTTGAATTCGTACAGATTGTAAGCCTCAACGAATGTTGTTAAAACAGTTGCAACGAGCTTGTAGTCAGTCTTATCTGGATCCGTTATTGTGTTTGTCGAGAAGACCGTAGGGGTCGCAGTTAGCAGCACTTTAGATATCTGATACTTCCAGCGATTCGTAGCGCCTGCAATCGCTACAGATTCGCCAATGAGACCCTGCCAAGGTGGGGAATAGTTTGTGAAGTTGCCGCGTATCAGCGCGTCTACATCATTGCGATTCGTTTCTGTCCAGAGCGTAGCCGCTACCTGTGCATTAGCGTATCCCTGCGTGGGATTCTTTCCACCAAAAGTAAAGTACGGCGCGTAGTACATTTAGATCGGTGGGGTAGGTGATGTAATTTCCGAGAAGTCCCACAGATTATTAAAATCCGATAAACCTCCTTTATAAAAAGGCTGATACCAGTATGCCGCATCTGCTTGCAAAATAGTTTTCCCTGCCCATGTCGCTGCTGTCGTAAGTAATACGGTGCCTTTTGCATTAGGTAAAACGCGTTGCTGCAGATGTCCTATTTCATCTGTTTCAAAATGCAAGATATAAGTTACCCACGGATCATTCGTAAGCGCTTCTTCGAAACCCATAAACGCAACGCGCCCAGCTGCGTAGCCAAGGAATGAAACGCTATTTCGTTTATTTATGCTTGGCAGCCAAACATTAGTCCACCAATCGGCATTACCATTTACATTTTTTTCATACGCTCGATCCACATGTACTTCGATATCTAGCGACTCATGCCAGACTTTTCGAGTCTCTGGCTTTCCCATGATGTCAATAGACGTGCCAGCTATTACAGCTGTAGGCGGCCATGCTGCCGCATAGTTCGTTGGGTAGGTAGTTGGATCTTTCCAAAGCTCAACTATACGAGTTCCTGTACGTACTGCTTTTCGAGACCAAGGGTAATCGTCATTGCAGCCGTACAATACTGAAGTAAAAATAGCTGTATAACTTAAAAGCGAAGTCGAAATATATTCTAAGTGTGCTTCTGTGCAAACAAAATGCGTATCAGTAACGTGCCTTTGCCTGACGTACGGTAGCGCCCAATTATCGCCCTCTGGGATATATTCACAAATAAACGGCAATATTTCAGAAACTTGGAGATAGCTTGAATTTGTTGTATCAAATCCAATAATATATTTTTCTGTTAATGTTGACGGCAAACTTTTCTGAGATTGCGTAACAGACGAAAAAACCAATTTGCTGCCTTTAATTGGATTTGCCATTATCTGCCGCCTTTCGTGTTGGCTTCGATCAGGCGTAGTACGGCTAAAGCGCCTTCGTCACGTGTGAAATTCTGAGCGAAGTTTGCAGCGCCACCTATTGCGCTTTGCGACAGCGATGCCAAACCGCCCATTTCTTGGGTTCGCTGCGCTGCCATCTGTGAATGAGCTGCGAATTCGTCCATGTTTCCGCTGAGCAAATCTAACGCAGAAATGAAGCGATACTGCGCCGCTGAAAACGCTAGATCTATTTGCAGTCCTGCCGAACTGATTAGGCTCTCTTTATTCGTACCCATTTTCTGCAAATCTTCAGTCGCTAGATTTGCGCGCTGTGTCTCGGTTGGCGCAATTGCTTTTGCGATCTCAATATCTTTTTTAATCTGGGCAACTTGTGTTTCAGCTTGCGCGCGCACTACTTCAGGTGCATAAGTACCCGCAAGTTCACTGAGTTTTTTTGATTCTGCATACAGCTCTCTTATGCCATTGATTGCGCTTGCAATACCAAGAAAGCCAAAGAGCATCCCGCCAACGCTTGATATCTGCGACTTTCCCCAGCGGCTGAACATCCCATCTATTTTGTTTGCTTGCGTCTTAAACGCTTGTAGTCCTGCGACAGCCTTAGCGCCATCGGCAGTAATCACTATCGGTATCTTGATCTCTTTAGCGTTTGCCATATTTTTTCAACTTCTCAATAATGCTTCCGATATTTTTACTTTGAAGCCAAGGCGCTACATCTTCTGCTGATTTCTTACTGACATACATCGCAATGATCGTTAAAAGATGCTCGATTCTCTCACAGTGCAGATACTCACTCAGAATCCCAACGTCAGCGTCTGGCTGAACTAATCCTTGCCCAGTCAGCCAGTCGACCCTATTGCTTCGGTAGGGTGTGCAGTAGCCAAGCTGCAAACCTCCTCTACTAGTTTGGGGTCGCATTCACTAGGCTTTATCGACGCATCAAATAGCGGGGTATTGTCGCCGTCCTTAACAAGGCGAATCCACATATCAGCGACTGCGTACGCCATGTCGCCAATGTTGGGACGCCGTACCAAAATATCCCGCTGCAAAAACTCACAGTAGACTTTTCGCCACTGTGGCACAGTCGCAAGCGCTTTTTCTTTTTGCAAGGTCAAGCGATTGTTCCATCAACAATGAGGCTAATTGTGAGTGTGTCAACGTCGCCGCCGCTCATGTTGTGGGTGGCTTCTTCAATGAAACCGCTGCCCGAATATGTGTTTACAGATGCCGCATCATTCAGAGCGAATGCAACAGATGCGCCAAGCGCCGCCACACTTTGGAAACTAGTGACGATGCCGTTCGCTGCATCTGCTGAAACTAGCAGGGTTGCGGTGATTTTTCCAGATCTTCGCGCGCCGAAATACTTCTTGTAAAGATCAGTTAGGCTTGAACATTCAATAGTCTCTCGCGTTGATTGAAAAGACATCTCCCGAACTACGTAGGCGACTGTGGCGATAGTCAAAGTTGCGTTGATTCCAGATTGTGGGGTATATGGCATGGCTAGTTATCCTTGTAGAAAATTTGTAAAGTGAGTGTGACACTTCGCGACACGTCGAGAAGTCCCGGCGCGCCGTCGTCGATTAGATTATTTTTTTGATCTGTGACAGTACACATATAACAAGTCGCGTTTGCGCTTGCCCAAGTTTGTTGGTGTACGCCTGTTCGTACGGCGTCTGCAATGCCAATTGCACCGTAAAGACTGGTGGAAATGCAGGTAACGCGTACGATGCCTTTCCATGCGATTTCGCCGCCCGTAATCATGTCTATAGTGTCGTCCGACTCGACTTCATAAACGATTACGGGCAACACGTCGCCAGCTACTCGCAAATCTGCGGCGACTTTAGTAAGTCCACTCACGGCGAGTAATTGAAACTGCACTAGTTCAGCGATATACATCTATTTCCCGTTCGCCATTCTCAGCGCAGCACGCTGTAGATACGCTTCAAAATTACTGGCCTGCTTTTGCGCTAATTCAAAAACCTTTTCGCGTATGAATCGCCCCGGTACTATTTTTCCGTTACGCGCTAAAAAATTCGTATTTAGAACGTTGACAATTTTAGATTTTCTGTTGACTTTCTGCGATATTCCAACATATCCAAGCAGCTTGCCGCCGCGGCGAAAGATAAGACTTTTGACACTCTGAATAATTGCTTTTCGTATTGAGCGCTTCCCGTTTCGCTTCCATACTTGCGACGCCCACTCTGCTTTGGTTCGCTCGCGTATAGGCTTTAAGACGCTTTGCATCGCTTGATACTGCGCCTTTTCCATAGTGCCATACTTGATATTTTTTAGCCGTTTATTGAGTTCCGCGCGTGCCTGCTGATTTACTGTGATCATTAGCGGCCTTCTTCCGCGCGAATAATGACTAGGCGTAGCTGCCTGTGCTTGTTTCGATCATCTTCAATGCTCTCTATCTGATACAGCGTCGTAGTTGCCCCATCGGTTAGCGTGACTTGGTCGCCAGTCTTCAAACCTGAAAACCAAGGCACCACAATATGGGTTTTTTCGTTTGCGCCGATTCCGCTATTTAATTTATCTTCGTATCGGTCGTTTGATTCGACAAAACCAACGACAGTATTCAGGATTGTCGTAGTCCCTAGCGTCGCCTGTCCTACGTCGTCAATAGATGAAACAGCACGCCGAGTAAAAGCCATCTTGATACGCATCATCCCCGTAGGAATCATATGAGCGCCCCAGTCCGATGCCGGGCAACCAACATTAGCCAGCCTTTCATGTCTGGCGGTGATGGATCGTCGCCGCGATAACTGTAGAAATAACCCACGCGAAGTAAAAGCGCTTGCTTTATTTCTGCATCAAATGCAGTAGTAAGAGTGAAGCCAAAGGAAAGCGGATACGTGTAATTCACGTTGTTAATCAGCGAATCGCCAACAACGTACGCCGCTGCGCCGTCAAGTTTCACCCATGCTTCTGAAGGGGTGATTGGCGCAAGCGGTAGAAGGTCTGTAGTTAATGTTGGCTGAATAGCCGTATCTACTGGATTAAAAAACGGACGAAATACGCCGTCATCTGGCTCTTCCAAGTAACGCTGGGCAGGGGTCTGCGTAATAAACCCCTGCCCGATGTATTGGTGCGTTACTCTTTCCCATTCGATACATACAGCTTGAACCAATGATGCGATATAAGAATCATCTTCTTGGTGGTAAACCCGAAGATGGCTCTTTGCATCTGCTGTAGTAATGAGAATCGGCATAGATCACGTCATCTTCAGAGATACCATTGCGTTTCGATCCATGATCTTCCCGCTACTTCGCGTAGTCGAGAGGAATCGAACTTGCCCATTTGCTGCGACGCTGTAAGGATCAGCTAGGAACGGCACTCCGTTTACTTCGACAATTCGATATCCACGCTGCACATCGCCGAACACGCCGTAGCCTGTTTGAGTCAATGCGTTCTGTGGAAGATTCGCAGAAATGTAAACTGGGTAGCCCAAGAAAGACATCCCAGCGCCGTCGCGTGCGAGCGAATAATTAGCGCCTTGGCCGAATGTTGGAACATTCGAAGAAGTCTGCGCAATGATTCCTGCCCATGTTGAAGTCGGAATAACCCAACAAGCATTCGCCAAGTACATCGGATTCAAACCAGATCCGTAAACAGCGCTAGTAGCTTCTGCAAGCGTAATGTTTGTACTTGCAGTTGTTGATTTTGAATTAGCGTTGCCAACTACTGCAGTAAAATCAAAGATTCTTTGTGCAAATGCTGCATATGCAGCGTTTGAATAGCTTAAATCTCGATTGGTTGCATGTAGTTCTGCGTGCTGTCGAATGGTTTCACTTGCGACGTCGTAAACCATATCGCTTAGAGCTTCATTTGAAACATTGGTGAAGAAGCCCATTTTTGTAGGTGTAAAATCGACAGCATCGGTAGCAACATCTTTTGAGACGTATGCGCCTGCTTCAGCAACAATAGCTGTAGCGACGGCAAATTGTGAAGTTTGGCGATAGAAGCGAAGCGGTGCGCCGCTATCTGTAGTAATCACAGTAGCAAGAGGACGAATTACAGACATACGATTCATCATCTGAGTAAACAGAGGACTAGCGATTGTTGTAACTGCGCCGAATTCTGCGACTCCAGAGTCTCGCAATTCAAATTCTGTGTTTTCGCGAAAACCGCCATTGATCCAGTCGCGGAATTCTGATTTATGCGCCTGTGATGGGCGTCCAGTCTGCGCATTACTTGTAATGCCGCCAGCGTCGAGACGATCACGCAAACCAACGCGACGGATCTCGCTGTCCATGTGGTCAAGTTCGTCAAGCATTGCCGCCGCGCGACTTTCATTTGTTGCGTCGAGTTTTACAGTTCCGTTTGTCAGGACGTCGATTTCGCCGCTGAGTGCCTTACGTTTTTCGTACATTTCAGATAGTTTCATAATTTTCTCCAATTTTTGATGCGTAGCGCTGTGCGCTGGGTGATGAATGAATGAGAACGAGCGAGCGCGCGTGCATCTGCATTGGTTTGCGGATACGCAGCGCGTTCAACGAGTGAAATTTCAGCTAGGTCGACGTCAAGAAGCGTGCGTAGATCGCCGTCGAATTTGTCTTCTCGAACGGTAAAGCCGAACGACATTTGACGAACAATTCCAGCGCGAAGCAGCGTCATAGCGTCGCGCGCGCGTGTGGTATCTGGTAGCAGCGCTTCGAAGATCAATCCCTCTTCATCTGTTCGCATATTGAGCGAGCCGCTGAGAGTGCTAGCGAGTGGCTCACTATTGTCATGCTGCCAATACAGCGAGATATCTGGATCATTCAGCGAGTTGTTAAAAGCAGCAGGGTCGATCTGCTCGCGCATCTGGCGGCCACGAATCATCAGCGGAAGCGATGGCACATTAAAACGTGCTGCATAGCCGCCTACTTTCATGCTGTCTTTGTCGCCCGGCTCTAATGCGATATCGACTGTGCGATATTCAATCATTCGATATCTCCTGTTGGTTTGGTCGAGTCTGGCGCTGTGGACGGGGCAGCTGCTGGGGTGAGCTGTTGCTCGCCGCCATCGACATACGCCAGACCCAACATCTCTCGCGCGTCGTTTAGCGTCAACGCGCCTGTAGTCGCTAGATCTTTCAATGATGCGGCGATGTCGCGCATATTGCCGCGCATCAAGTCGCCTACTTCAAATTTCAGTTTGACGCCTTGCGGTAAAATTTTCGAGCTGAGCGAAGTGGCAAAACGGTCAGCCCATCCGGCTACTGTTCCCTCGACATACTGCCGCTGCATTTCGATTTGAGAACTGAGCGCGCCGGCATCAGACTGGTACAGCATCTGCGGCGGTATTCCAAGCGCCCTAGATATTTCCATAATCTGGAATTTTCGATCTTCTAACAAGCCCGGCAGCGCACCGTCGCCCACGCGCTCGACGCGTACGCCCTCATCGAGGACTAGCGGACGTGTAGCGCCCTCTGGCGTGATGTGTTTACTGATATACCCGCTGATTAAATCGAGCTTCGCAGTCGTCGAAAGCGTGCCGGGATGTGTTATTGAGATCTTGCCTACGCGTCCAGACTCAGCAAGTGATGTCGCAACTCTCTCTTGAAGGATTGACAGCGACAGCGCAGAAGCGCAGCGAACGAGTGGACTCACGCAGCTGTAGGGATTCTGCATCGAGCCAGTCCCAGCCATGAGCTGAACTATGTTGTATGGGTCGATCTGTTGACCATCCATTAGGAAGCGAGGTTCAAAGCCAAACCAAATAACTGCAATGCGTCCCGGCAATAGAGGCCACAGTGCGATGGCGTCGCCGCGGTTGTCTCGCTGAATAAACGAATAGCCGCAGCCATTGGTTATGGCACTAGCCACCATCCACGCTCGCCAAGCGTGTCCAGATTGGTAAGTGTTCGCTTCGCCAGTCAGCAAAGTAGAAGCGGGGCATTCGACATAACTGCCATCGGCGCGACAGCACTCAATACTCATTCTGCCAATGTCAGTACCTAGCAGATTGATTGCACGAAGTACGGCGGGGATGTTGTTTCTAGCGTCTGTAGTCGCTGAGAAAGTGCCGCCGATATCAGTTAGATATGATGACGTGGCAGTATTATTTCCAAACCATCCTGTCAGACGTGAAAATACACTCACGCCCGCAAACTATTACCCCTCAAAAGTTGTCAAGTAAATTGCGAAAATTTATTTGGTAGACTGCTTTTTCATCTTAAGACTGGTCACTGTCGCCGCAAGGCGATATACCGAGGCGCTCATGGCGCGGAAAAAGATTTGCATCTTGCGGTACTAAATACTGCCTGCAAATCTTTTTTTACTATGGCATATTCAATAGTGGGGGATCAGATTACTACGCCGCCCGGCGTCTCATAGCTTGATACGCGCGAAACGTTAAACCTCTCGCACAGCATCGCAGCCATGCAGGAAGCCACGACTGCGTCGATGTTGCCTGAGCTACGACCCTTCACCGGGCGAACATTGCCAGCGTTATCTTGAATAGTTCGGGTCGCGCCTAGGCACGCTCTAAGTACTGGATCCTTCTGGTGTGTAATACTTCGCCCGCGTATACCGTCAGTCCATAAAGCCCATGCTGGCCCCATAGTGCGTATACCTTGCTCGACCGCCGTTACGGTTATGCCGCGGCGGCGCCAGTCGATCAGCGCAGATTCTTGATGCGCTAAAGGATCTACGCCAACATGCCGTACGGAATACGTAGCGCTTAGATCCAGTACCGCCGCTTCGATAACGTGCATATCGTGGATTTCGCCAGACATCTGCCGCAGATGTCCCTCCGCTACCCATTGCCTAAGCGGCTGATGGCAGCGCTTTTCATCGCCGATGATGTCCTGTCCTGCCCACCAATGAATTAGTTTATATCTATAGCGCTCTGCTTTAACGTCGAATACCGCTAAGCAGAGGCTAGATAGGTTGGCATGGTCACCCAGCTGCGCTCCGCGCGCTAAGTCAATGGCTATAACGGCAGGGGCGCCCCGCAACGAGTCCCAGTCGATTACTTCCAACATCTGCCTATCTAAGATTGCAAGATCCATAGCGCCGCTTAGGCGGTCATTGTGCCGGGCGAGAATCTGCATATCACATTCTGCGACTTGCTCAGGATCATGCGTCCCCATCATCGCTTCAATCGACGCTTTCATATTTGACGCCTGAACTGTGACACCTAGCGACGGCTGCGCCTTAATCCAATTCTCTGGGTCTAGTGCGTCGTCGTCGCTGTCTAGTCCGAACAGCATTGCACGCCACCCAGCAGGACACTCAGCGCCCTGCACATAGTGAGCTTGTAGCGCAGACCAATACGGCCAGATAGACCTAGTGCGCTGTCTAGCGTCTGGAGTGCTGATACAGAGCATCTGTGAAGCAGGGTCTTTACTTAGACCTGTGACCACACGCCCGAAGCCCTTCTCCATGCGAGCCACCTCGTCAGCCACTATAAGCCTCGCAGAGATGCCGTCCATAGCCGTCTCTGTGCAGGGCAGGGCACGCATAACAGAGCCTTGGCAGCGAATCCAGCCGCCTTGGTTGCTGATTGTGGTGGCGTCGCTGAACGTCACTTCTGGATCGAGCGCCCTAGTCATAGTCCTGAGACGGTCGAACACAATGCAAGCCGCCCGTAGGTTGGGTGCAACGGCGTAGTACTGCTGACTGGCGCCGCCTGTGATCATGACATAGGCAAGCAGCGACGCCGCTAGCTCAGTCTTCCCAGCGCCGCGAGCAACGACGACTAGCAGCGCCTTGCAGTCAGGATCTGCCAACAGTTGCGCCGCTACCGCCCATTGCCACGGAAGAAGTACTAAAGGTTTCCCGGCGCTGCTTCCCGCTGCCTGAGTAACGAGCGAAACGAAATCCGCATACGCCTGAACTTTGTGCCACGCCCAGCCGCTGAGCAGCGGCGCCGTCGCGACAGCCCAGCCGTGAAGACTGAGATTGCTTTTTATATTTCCCGCGGCGAGATCTAAAATATATTTCTCGACGATGTCGCGAACAATTATTTTTTCTGCAGCGACTATTTTATTTTTTTTGGTTGCCATTTGATGCGAGTTCCCAGACTTTCGCGGCGTTTAGGACGTATCTCAGATGCACCCCTAAGAGCGGTACCCCTCGCAAAGGGGGCCTCGGCCGTCAAAGTGGCGTTATTTGAAGAATAATGAGGGTTCGTTATCTGCGAAATAATGCGCTTTGTAACGTCATGATGGCACTCTTTACAAAGCGCAACAAGATTGCGAGGGTCATACAAACTACCGCCTTTATGTAATGGCATAGTGTGATGCACTTCTTCAGAGAAGCGTTCTTTACAGCGTTCACAAATGGGATTACGCGCGCGAACAGACGTAGCAAGAGCTGACCAGCGCCTACCACGCCATCGCTTAGGAATTTGAATTGGATCATTCACGCTGCTTTCTGTGGGATTCGATTACCTCTACAAAGTCGCCTAGATCAGCCAGTCTAAGACTCACTATCCATGCGCAATTATCTGCGCGAGCCATGACGATTGGTACGTCGATTGGCCGGACTCTGGAGCGTTCAGCCTGCTGTAGCCATGTCTCAACAATTAAGCCACCATCGCGACGTTTCACTTCGACGATGATGCCATCGCCTGCTACATCAGCGCCACCATCAACGCCATTTCTGGCTTGACGTGTAACGATTAACCCAACAGCTTCGCATAGTTCCTGCGCTGCTTCGCGTTCCCCAACAGCGCCTTTGCGTCTTTGATATGCGCTCATATCAAGGATGCTACAAAGTTATCCACAAGTTATCCACAAAAAAATTAAATTTTACCTATTGACAGCAGACTAACGAGATGTTACGTTTCGCTGCGTCGCCTTAGCTGACGCGGGCTCGCGCAAACGTAAACCTACCTAGTTCTGCATCGATAAGAGAGAACAGAACAGAACGCGGCTAAAGAAAAAACACATAACGAGCCGAAGTGATTAGCCGTCAGATACGATATGCGCATGCGGAAGGAATCCCAGCACTTGATCAGAATAGCACTACTTCGAATCGAAACAAAGCTACGCGACTCGCGTACTGACTGGGTAGTCACAAAGAATTCAGCTAATGGACTCTGGGAAGCAATTCCACGCGAAGAAATGCATGATTTTCATAGCTGGACGATGTGCTGCGGAAATAAAAAAGCAGCAGAGCGTAGATTATTAGCACTCAATAGACAGCACTCAATCACAGTCACCGCAGCACAATTACTAGCGGTAAAAGCCTAAAAAATGCAGAAAAACGATACATCTTTGCTAGGGCTTGCGTTTAACAGAACATATAGCCTCCGTCGAGGTCGCGCGTAATGGGGCGACTATGTTTAACTAGAAAGCCAGGGGAAAGCCTAGTTTTTCAGCTATTAGGTGAAACTGTGGAAGTTTCGTTTGATGGCATCATTGGAAAAAAAATACTTATTTCAATAGTGG